AGTGCCTCTGAGCATGCGCTCGGGCATTCCTAGTGGGATAAAATCATTTGATTGCAATTTTAACGCTATACTTCTTTCATGCGCTTTCGTAGATGTTCTATGTGTCGATTGTTAGAGGTGATGCGCATCAATGTTGTGGACGGTTCCATCATCGGACCGCGTTTTGGCACCACGATGGCAAATCTGCCCCAAGGAGGGCAATAAATCGCCCGATTGCTACCCATCCTGGCTAATACCGATGCATTAATAACATCAGGCCAACTACTATTCCAGTCGTCTAACACGATCAAGCATTCGTCGTCGCCGAGGAATTTTTCTAAATCTCGCTGAGGAACTCCACCGTCATGTTGACCGTCGATAAACACCATGTTGATCGGTTCGGTTGGTAGATAATCGCCGCTGTCCATTTCTAAGATCTCGAGATTGGGTCGTTTGACCGCGCTGATCATTTTTTCCAAACACGGCCTCCATGACCCATGTGTCTTGGCCAATAATAGCATGTCTTCTAGAACGGTTCGGCTACCTTCCATGTTTTTATAAAGTCTAGGATTTTCGACAATATACGGGGATTGGTATGTAAATCTGTCAATCAGGGTTACCTTGACATTGTTGTTGCGGTTTGCAACGATCGAAAACGAGGATCGACCACACCAAGACCCAATCTCAACTATGTGACCGTTTGCTGGTACCTTTGACGTCAACCAACCGAGAAGCGACAGATCATAATCAGTTGGCCATCCGGGAATGTCTGGATCAATGAAAGGAAATGTTCTGAGATCCATTGTGATCGTGGTCCTTCTAATAAAAGCAGTTGTTAATTATTTATCCGGTATGATCACACCTGGACGATCTTTGCTCGCTCCATTATCTCTGGCCAATGTTTGGAATGGGGTCGGTGATCGCGGCACGGCCATGATAGGGCATATTTTCTGATCGCCGACTTCCAAACATCGACGATCATTATCGTTCTTGGTTTTAACCCAACATGGGCAGTGCCATGGAGAACATTAGCGTCATCAAATCCAAAAATATCGCCGTCTTTCCACTGGTGCTTCCACCCCTCTATGTCAAACACGCAGCCGTTTGCTTCATCGAGGCACAGATGTAGCCTGATGTAGTTGTGATTCAGCCCCCAATGGTGATTTAATATTGATCCTGGATGTGAGATATTGAAGGTTACTGAACCGATAAAATCCTTGACCATACCGATGTACGATGTCATGAACGGCATGCTCTCCGTCCAATATGTTGGGTTCCATCTAAGAGTTTCTTCTTCTTTCCAAGAGCTTGATTGTTTTTCGTTATCGTCCAACAGTGAATTCCGGATAAACATGCTGATACCGTCAAATCTTCCGTGATAAAGAGGTTTTTGAAATCGATGGGTGATGCCATTTGGCTTTGATATCGTCTGATCCGTCCAGGTATTTTTGGTTCGAACACCTTTTTTAATCAAATAACTCCAAAGCTCATCGCGTATCCGCGTCCAATTTTCAGTCAAAGGATTGATAATGGGATTGTTGGTAAATCTAATATACGGCGATTCTGTCAAATGCATTGCCATCAGAACTGATCCTCTGTTATCATGATATTTATCTGACGGCTGCCCTAACTTCATTGGTGCTCCCGCCCGGACTCAAACTGGGTTCTGAGGTTTACGCAAACCCCTGCATCACCATATATGCTTTGAGAGCTTGATCTGATTTTTCTTATAGGAGGCTTATCAGTGTATTAATACCCTCAACGGCCGTGTGCGACATGCTAACATCATGTCTACGATTGACCTTGCTCTCATATGGATTGATCCGTATCAACGTTGACGTCCGTTCTTCGGCGATGTAACGTATGGATGGTATCACCGTGCCGGCACCTATCTCAATACCCAGCACGCTCATCCTGGGTTCCATCCATCTGCGGAAACGATCCTCTCCGAGATCTATGTTGGTCCAAACCATGCTTGGATCGCTAAACATCAGAACGTTGGGCCTCAAGGACTGCTGGCACCGAGCGCACCTAGGGATCTCATCGATCGATGACAGGGTTGCAGTAAATCTTGGCATCGGTTGCAGTTGTCTCGTGCATGGCTGCTTGCATTGTGCATGCCGTAGATCGCCGTGTATCTCGTAAATGCGAGCAGGATCATATCCGGCCATGTGGAAATGCCCGTCAACATTGCTGGTCACCACGAAATAATCCTTGCCATGCTGGTTCACGGCATCGAGCAACCTGGTGTAACCAGCATGGGGTTTGGTGTGACCATAGGCCAGCATGCGGCTTATGTAAAAATTCCAGGAGGCCAATGGATCGTCGTCAAATCCCCTAGCGGTTGCCAGGGATATGAAATCCTCCTTGGCCTTGGTCCACATGCCATTGCTTCCACGGAAATCAGGCAATCCGCTATCAACGCTCATTCCGGCTCCGGCAAGTATGAGGATACCATCTGCTGAATGGAACAAGCTTGAAATGTAATCTTGCATTATCTCGACCTTTGCTTATCTATGGTGCTCCCACCCGGACTTGCGCCGAGCTCAATCCCATACCAAGGGATCACATCGCTGTCTATGCTTTGGGAGCAAACTGGTGCCGGATGAGGGATTTGAACCCCCGACCTTCGGTTTTTCTTGGACTTGCGGGCTTTAGGCCTTCTGTCCTTCATGGACGTACACAGAAGTAAATTCTCTGCACGGCTCCTGAGATGTTACCCATCACGGAAACAAAACCGCTGCACTACCACTGTGCTAACCCGGCATATCCTGGTGGAGCATGTCGGATCTGCCCCGACGGCCTCTGCCATGCCATGACAGCGCTCTCCTAACTGAGCCAATGCCCCAAGAAACAATTATTGCAGGCTACTTATCTCCTGTCAACCACAAATGGGTTGAATATGTCGATTGCTTGGTCCCACTGGACCAATTCGTTGGTGCTGCGGTGCTTGAGGACCAAGCTCATGCACCATCGTCCCTCGTCTGTATCATTAACGATGTTGTGTGGACCTCCAACGTTGACCAAGCTTGGCTGGCCGATGTTGGCCGACCATGCCATGTCGCAATCAGCCGGATCCCAGCGGTAGTATTCCGTTCCTATCCGTGTCTTGGCCGTGGTGTATCCTAGACCACCTTTGTTATCATTGTACCAACACATGCGACTGCTGGCAGCACCGTAGGCCCAGTTCAGCTTGACATGCTCGTCAAGCCTGGAACCATCGGCATGTATGGCGGTTGACCATCTAGGCGCTGTGTAAAAGATCTCTGCATGATGAACCATGATACCACGCAGTGCAAGCCATCCGTGTATGCGAGGATCAATCTTCTCGACCGGTAGATTCCATATCGTGGATTTTTGTGGTAGTCCGAACGATTTGATGCCATCCATGGCGTACGTCGTTGCGGTAAATCCGATGCCGATGATCCGTTCATATCTGTTTTTTATCATCGGCATCGGACATTTAAATTTGGTGGAGCCTATCGGGATCGAACCGATGACCTGAAGCTTGCAAAGCTACTGCTCTCCCATCTGAGCTAAGACCCCATTTGCTTTTATTTAACTTCGCTAGAAGTGTCTGTCAACCCCCTCCTGCGTGATTTCGTCCGGTAATCTGGCAATATTATTGAATCGACAGATTATCTAGAGTCGGTAACCGTGTAGTTATTAATCAACAAATGCATTCTGGGTTTATCGCCGTCGTTTTTAAACGTATGGGCTATGCGATTAGCTTCAACCTTCCAAACGCGCCCGTCGGCAGGCATGTGCAGCTTGGTTTTGTTGCCATTGTGATCAAATACCCAATGGCAATCCGGATTGGTAAAAACAGCCACATGGTATCGTTCGGCCACATGCAGATCCTTGTGCATGGGATATTGACGACGCGAACCTAACCAGGTTAGCTGGCATCTTCCAACAAACGGCTGCCGTAATCCGAACGTGGAAACATCAGTTAACACCTGTCCTAGATAGAGATCCTTGATCTCGTCGAGCATTTCGGTAAAATCAATCTCCTTGATACCGTGTTCACGTAATTCCGAGTGGCTTTTTTGCCATAGATGCCATCTATCTGACCCCTGCAATCCTGGTATATGGGTAAGATTGATGGAGTATCCAAACCATCGTTCAACACTGCAAACATGATTGATCCAATCAAGGGATATGTCCAATCGATCAAGCAGGGTCATCACGCTATCGCACAATCTCTGATGGTCGACGACGTAATCAATCGGATAACAAAAGTTTGGTATTGAGGTGACGGTTTGCATGCATGATTCTCCTAAAAATGGCGGAACGGGTGGGATTCGAACCCACGGTACCTGTTAGGGTACGCACAGTTAGCAACCGTGTGCCTTCAGCCTCTCGGCCACCGTTCCGTATCACTTATTTAATAAAGATCCTTGATCTTTTCAAGAATCGATTTCATCTCAACAACGTCGCTGTGCTTGGTGATGCTCACGGCATTGTCCATGTGTCGGTGCATCTTGGCTCGACGCTCGTCCATGATCAAATCAAACAGCGCATTGTTGAGGTTAAATCGGTCATCAAGCATGCGGATGATCCGTCCGTTTGGCAATAGTATGTCCCGCACGCTTTCAACGTAGCGATAAGCTGATTCAGCGTCCATGCCATGTTGTACCATGATGCCGATGGCAGCAGCGGTGCTGCGGCTGAGACCTTGATGGCAATGCACCAACAACCGATCGCCAGCTTGCAGGTTCTTGGAAAAATCAAGAATGGCATCAAGGTGTTGTTCATTTGGCAGCACCCACTCGTCCCTCAATTGGCTTTCAACATCATGGAGATGAATGACTAGATGGTTCTCGCAGGTAAACGGCAAGTTTACACCCGGATCCACCATGCTGATGGTGTGCGTGGGCCAGCCATTGTGGGCCCACCTGCCCGCTTCGAATATACCGCCAATCTTTAATTCAAACATGCACGCCCCCGGTGAAATGATGCAGGGTATTACCAGCGTTAAGTCTGCGAGCTGGAGGAGTTTGACCAATGCACCTCCAAAGGTTCCTCGTTAGGCCTGGACGACCTTGAGCTGGTATCCACATGCAACCAGCCAGATGTTGAGATTTTCCATGACCTCTTCCGGGCTGCGGTTTTCCCAGTTCATGCTCACGCATCTAATATCCTCGCTGGAACTGCGTTCCCGTGCGTTGTAGCTTACGTTCCAGCTTTCGTTTACTTGCTTGTTCTTGGCCATGTGTTTTCCTTGTTTTTTTTGAAAATTGGCTCCTTCTGCTGGACTCGAACCAGCAACCACCTGATTAATCTTGGACCTGATGGAGTTGCACCATCCAATCTATTGATCCCACAGTCAGGGGCTCTACCATTGAGCTAAGAAGGAATAAAACTGGAGTTGTGGGAGGCGCTCGCATCCTCGAATACCTGTTTTGCAGACAGGGCCATTACTATCTCTGGTCACCACAACATAACTTGGAGTTCGGAGAGGGAATTGAACCCCCGTGGCGGGTTTTGCAGACCCGTGCCTAACCACTCGGCCACCCGAACATTTAACTGATTCTAACATGACATTTATAGTGGTCTTTTTCCCATAAAGCAACCAACATCATGATTCCTTAATCCACGGACCGAGTCGATCAATGGCATCGGCCCATTGCAGGATCTTACCTGTGCGTAGATTTCGTATGGTATAGCTGAAACACCACCTTCTATGTGGTGTATGGTTGATCACGGTGTGAGGTCGTCCGACGTTTAGCAAGCTTGGGCTTGCTGGTTCCATATCAAGCACCTTGCGTATCTTGTGCGGCTCAAAAACTCGGCTAACCGTGCCGGCCGAGGTCACATGATCCACTCCGGTATAGCCTTCCTCAACTGGTTCGAACCACACCATTCGGCTGCCCGGCGCACCATATATCCAGTTTATCTTGCATCTGGTTGCGTTTGGACCATCTCGACCATCGGTATGGATACCAAGCGTCATGCCCGGAGGGGTATAAAACGCTTCGCTGTAGGCAACGTCAAGTTCTATGGTTCTCAACCAAGAAGAAACGATGTTGTCCCCGGAAAACGGTATTATACCACGTTTGGTACAATCCGTCCATTTTGACATGCACTGCGCGATTATCTCCGGATCGGGCGATATTGGTATCGCTAACGGTTGGTGATATATGTTTTCCATGCCGTTTCATTACCATTGATGTGATTTAATGTGTTTGGCGGACCCGGAGGGATTCGAACCCCCATCGAAGAGCTTAGAAGGCTCTTGCCTTATCCTGTTAGACCACGGATCCAAATTTTGGAGCGGCGTGCGGGATTCGAACCCGCGTCATCAGCTTGGAAGGCTGGGGTAATTGGCCTTTATACGAACGCCGCCTATGAAGTATTTATACGCTATCTTACAGCGTCTGTCAAGCACTTCCATGATCCTTCGTGCCAGTTCCACCCACCTTCGAGCATTGCTACCCGGGACGTGCATCCCATGGGATAAACACCTTGGATTCCATGGCCGTCCCGGAGGGACTCGAACCCCCAACCTTCGCGTTCGAAGCGCGCTGCTCTATCCATTGAGCTACGGAACGTTATCTGAAATACTGATACCTGTCCTCGAGGTTTGACCGGTCCTTGATCAATCCATCGAACTGGCCCTGACCATTTGGATAAAAACCGCTTGGATCAAGTATCTTGCCTCGGTTCTCTACCCAAGCATGTGGTATCCACCTCAGCTGATCCTCCATGTTTTCAGATCTAGCATACTTTGCACGATCCGTTTCCTTTCTTGGATTGAAGCCGTGCTGCTTCATCGCTGCCAGCTCCTCCTTAGTAAAGGCATCCAAGTCCAGATCCGGCACATCGGTCCGAAACCACCCCTTGGCCTTCTTGCCACCTCGCATGTGTCCAGCTGGTATGACCTCGGCGGTGACGATACCCCGGCTTTCTAAAAATTCTAGGAAATCAGACGCGGCACCGCCGCATCCGCCCCTGGTGGCATAGATGCTTAATCTCTTGTCTCCAGCGGTCTCCCAAAATTCCAGCAGCAACGGGTCAAAGCCTTGGGCTATTTCAATGAGTCTCATGCCGATATTTATCGGCAATGGAGCATGGCGGAGAGCAGTGGTCTTGATCCACATGCCGGTTTCTAGCCGGCACCCACTCCTTAGCAGGGAGGGACGAACACTCGTTCGCTTTACTCTCCAAAATTGGCTGCCCACCCTCGGTTCGAACGAGGAACCTCCTGTTTCAGAGACAGGCGATCTGCCAGTTGATCTAGTGGGCAATAAATTATTTATTTTTCGATAAAATACAGAGCTGTTTGAATGAATTGCTCTTTATCTTTGACACATTCTTTCCATTCTATTCGAAGTGTTTGCCATCCTTGCTCTAAAAGCCATGCATCTCGTTTTGCATCACTCTCTCTGGTGTTTTCGTGAGTGCCGCCGTCGATTTCAATGCATTTCTTTATTTCTGGCCAAGCAAAATCAAGTGAATAAATTCCAAATGGGTATTCCGCAATGTAGTTTTTATTCTCAAATCTTTTATCAATCACAGATTCGAACCACTGCTCTGGATAACTTTTTGGACGCCCTTTGAAATTTTTTCCCAAAGTAGGGTATGTCCCCTCCTTCAAACGTCTCAGCATGTGATGTCTGAGCTTGATTTTGGTTTCATCTGAGTGCTTCTGAGGAGGTCGATGTTTCCTGCTCATCTTTTGAGCTTCGCTTTTAGAACGAGGTGTGAACAATCCATTTTTGATTGCCTTGTTGATCGTGTTCAAGGTTGGTCCTAATTCTCGCATTGGGACCCCACTATCATATAGGCTCTGTAATTCTTTCCAATTAAACGGAGTTTTGTTTCTCATGACTTATTTATGATAAGTCGGTTGTTCTACCATTAAACTAATCCCCAAAATTATTGGCTGCCCGTGATGGTTTCGAACCACCAACATCGAGATTCAAAGTCTCGCGTTCTGCCAATTGAACTAACGGGCAATAAACTCTTTGGTGTTCTCGACGGGATTCGAACCCATGACCTTCGGCTTAGGAGGCAGACGCTCTATCCAGCTGAGCTACGAGAACAAGATTGGTTGGACCGGTCAGGATCGAACTGACACTCTATCGGTTATCAACCGATTGCTTTACCATTAAGCTACGGTCCAACAGCTAGTGATATTTATAGTCTATCGCCGGCAAAAAAGCAAGCGATGATTTTTGGTGCCCAGGGCGAGATTTGAACCCGCATGACCTTGCGGCCGCCACCTTCTGAGGATGGAGTGTATGCATTCCACCACCTGGGCAATATCATGGGTCTTACGGTGCCAGGACACCCGCCCTTGTTATGGTTGCCGGATTCTGTTCCCGGGGCCGGCACCCCGGATCGTTCCCATGGCTTCTACTAAGCAGTCACTCCATGGGAACATCAATATTTGGTGCATCCGGTGGGATTCGAACCCACACTGTATGATCTCTCAAACCATTGACTCTACCAGTTGGCCTACGGATGCAAAATTGGTAGGTGAGGAGAATTTTGAAATCCCGTCCCTCGGTATGTAACACCGATGCTCTGCCTCTGAGCTACTCACCCATGTTTGGTACCAACCGTGGGGATTGAACCCACCTAGATCTGCTTGTAAAGCAGACGCCCTCCCCAGATGGCTCGGTTGGCATACAACTGATATCATGATAGACGGGCTATTAAGCCTCGCTTACTGCATCCGGGAATGGTGGATTTCCGCCGCTGCCAACTCCCGTGACTGACACGAAGCCGGTATATCCCGATAGTCCTGGTAGCTCCAGCACGCCGGTTGGTGCAGGCACTGCTGCATCGCCAACGCGCACGATGACGGTCATTTCAGAGTCATCCTTGCTGATAATCGCACGCGGAACGACGATCCATGATGATCCGTCAAATCCTAGGACGGTGTCACCGTCTAGTCTGTAATCTCCTGTATTTGCCATTTTCTTGGCTCCTTTCTCTTGATCCATGTTGGATTCAATGCATATTTATGTTCTAACATGGACAAAAAGCAATAAATGATGGTACCTACTGTGGGGATCGAACCCACCTCTAACAGCGTGTCGAGCTGTCGCCATCCCCAGATGACAAAGCAGGCATATTGGTACCAACCGTGGGGATTGAACCCACCTAGATCTGCTTGTAAAACAGACGCCCTCCCCAGATGGCTCGGTTGGCATGTAAAACTGGTGCCCGTGGAGGGATTCGAACCCCCAACATCCTGGTTCTAAACCAGGCGCCTCTTCCAGTTGCGCTACACGGGCAAAACTTGGCGACCATACGGGGAATCGAACTCCGGCGACCTGCTAGACAGGCAAGCGTTCTACCATTAAACTATATGGCCATAAAATTCAAGGATTGTTGAGTTTCCACCAACGATTAATGGAATCAGCACCAATCTCATCACACACCTCAACAAGCTTGCCGCCGAGGCCAAGGATATCATCAAAGTGTTGGGCTAACAGCATGTTCGGGCATGCTCGCGGACGATCCGCTTTTAGCCATTCCACACCTTCCTCAAGCCTATCAACACCGTTGGCCTGCAACCACAGCGCCAGCGCCGACGCCGTTGAGCGGCATGCACCAGCAAAGCAATGCACCACCACCCGGGCATCTCCGGGCAAACGCTGGCCAAACTCTAGGATCGATTCTGCGTGCTCTCTCGTCGGTGCATACAGCTTGGCAGGATCCTCTTCGTCATCAAAGTTGATGGCAAAGTGATTCTTGGCATCGATGCGTGGCGGACGGAATACCCGATCACCAACATCCAGCATGGTGATGAGATGCGTGGCAGCAAACCGCTTGGCGGTCTTTTTGACCTCGCTCTTTCCACAAACGGTAAACTCGGGCACGTTACACCTCCTTGTTAGAAAATGGTCTCGCGTGCGGGTGCCGGCCCCGCTACTCCGGGATGAAAGCCCGGTGTTTTAGCTGGTAAACTAACGCGAGTTACGATTCCGCATGCGCTGGCCCCCCAATCCCGCCGCGCTGCACGACACCACCTGCCTTGCTTCTTTCGTCGCGTAACATGGCATCTTACCGGTCCATGACATGCTAACCTGTCCGCAGACAGGGAACCATGCACGGATGATTTGGCTCAACCGGCAGGCTTCGAACCTGCACGCCTTGCGGCGCCTGATTAACAGTCAGGTGGGTCTACCAGTTCCCCCACAGTTGAATAAAACCCAGTAGTTGTTGTTCTTGTTGCATGCTTTATAGCACGCACCGTATTTGGTGTCAACGCCTATTTTTTATCGTTCTTCCTTTGATCCATCCGACTGGTATAGGATCAGATTTTTTAATTTTTACAGATTTTTGACCATCTGTTATCCACATTGTGTCAAACTGACTATTGGATTTGCCAAATCCTCGCCCTTTTGATGATTCGGACATTTTAGATCTAGTTTCAGCCGAATGTGTCTTTCCTTTGAAAGATGCAAATATGTCAGGCGTATATTTTGATTTAATGGTTTCTTGCCATTTTTTTGAACGATTTGCAACTCTTTCTGTATCTAATAGAAAAAGTCTTAGACCCTCCTTGGCTTTTTCTTCTATCCCTCTAGATTTTGCTACTTTCATAGCCTTTTGATTTTTTTCTTTTCTTAACGATTCATTTGAATTGATATAACCAAATCCGCCATGTCCTCCTGGACATAAATTATATGTATCTGGTCTTGCACACATTTCTTCTGTCACAAGTTCTTTTTCTTTGTCGTTCATTTCTTTTTCACAAGAAAAGACGTGTAAGATTTCTTTGGAAAAATTTTCAATACCATATTTGTCAATTGCAAGTTTTATGAGCTTGCCAGATCCAAAATATTCATCATTAAGGTCAGCAGTTTTATGCTTTCCTATATAAATCTTGCTGTTAAGGAGATTAGTAATTTTGTATATTATGAAGAACATAAACACCCCCGTTTGGAGTATTTATGAAAAAATGAGCGGGTAGCGAGAATCGAACTCGCGCGTCCACCATGGCAAGGTGGCAGGCTACCTCTACATCATACCCGCATTATATGGTTAGTTATCCATGCAAGGCGCGTCTAATCCAGTTCTGTCCAAGAGGACGACCTTCATGTGGGGTCGCGTCGTTCAATGCACCTTGCCTTGGTGCACCTTGCAAGATTGAAATCCCGTGTTCTACGATACTCGGCTGTAGGTGACTAGCCCACTATATCCTGGACGGTTGAGTCCAGGCCACCGAATGCTACCATGTCACGGGGTCTTTGGTGGGGGTAAGTCCCAGATTCTATATCAACCCTAAACTTTTGAGCTTGGTTTTATCCCATACCTCGCAGACGACATCTGGATATAACTGGCGCCAAAGCTCGAACTTTTCTTTGTTTGCTTTTCGCCAATAACCCTTGACCTCTATGATTTTTCCGCAGGATAAAACAAAGTCAGGTCTGTATGACCTATTTTTTGATAACAGGAAAACCTTCTTGCTGTAATCCCATTTGATACCTTGGCTATCGAGGTAAGACGCAACTTTCACCTCCCAGGATGAATCCATCCTGATGCCATTATAATAACTTTGTCTATCTCCTCTATGTTTGGCGTTATTGTTACCTCTCATAGATTCGGATATTTTAGCTTTGGTGTCATCGGTATGTTTCACCAACGAATTGAGCTTTCTGCCTTTTATCTTTAAGGCATGCCCTAGAATCCTTGAATCTGTTTCCTTGCTAAGTCCTTTGTTCCAGCTAACATGCGCTGTCTTGAGACGTGCTCGATAACCGGGACATTTGTAATAAACTGGTTGGCAGCACCACCCGCTCCATTTAGAGCGAGGTGGATACGAAGCGGTGTCTCCGCAATACTTGCATGTGTTGTTCATGAAAGTATTTATGCAAACAGTCTGCTCCAACCCTCCAACGTTGGCGCTTCCCCAAATTTGGTAGACCAGGTGGGACTCGAACCCACGGTTTTTACTGATTAAGAATCAGCTGCCTTGGCCGCTCGGCGCACTGGTCTGTGGTATAATGGCCTTAGAACACTCCGCCGGTGCTGCCCTAACCCTTGTTTGCGCTCAAGTCCCCGGTCTACGGCTGCATCTCAACCAGGGAGGGCTATCTGCTCTCGTCGTGCTCTAACTTGGTCTCGCGTGCGGGTGCCGGCCCCGCTACTCCGGGATGAAAGCCCAGTATTTTAGCTGGTAAACTAACGCGAGAAATCTCATTCTAACTTGGAGGACCACCAGGGAATCGAACCCTGCTTGTTGCTGCTTCCGCGGTGGGTTTTAGCGCAACAAGAGCCATCGTGGCCCGTAAATTTGGTATAAATAGATTAAATAGTTTTTTAAGCAACAGGAGAATGTCGCATGTCTTATGAAATTTTCATTAAAAGTCAGTCATACACTCGACAATCACCTAATCTTTCTAAGCTTGGGTTTGATTTTGTAAACCATGATAGCAAAGCTGAATATCAAAAAATTCAGAACCTTCTTAGCACTGAATATTTAATTCTTGGCGAAAGTATGATAACCTTGCAAGAAAAATACAGCATCCCAAGTTCACGGACCTTACATGATTTGTTCAAACTATTTGATATTGAAGCACGATCATTTAGTAATGCTAATAGGTTAGCATTGACAACGGAGCGATCCACAATGCCGTGTTGTTACAAATACAAGACAGGATGGCATACAACTTGGGATCAAAAACAAGTCTTCTTGCGAAGTTCGTATGAATTTGATTATGCGAAAATTCTCGATGAGTCAAAAATACCGTATGAGGTGGAAGCACTTCGAATCAAATACTATTCCTCAACCGAGGAGAAATATCGTATAGCTATACCCGATTTTTTACTACCTTGCAGTCATACCATAGTTGAGATCAAATCTCAATTTACCTACGATAGTCAACAAATGAAAGACAAGTTCTGTGCATATCAAGCACTCGGATATAAAGCGATTTTGATTCTAGAGGGCAAAGAAACCTCTCTAGAATGAAGTTGGAGGACCCCGGTGGTAACGATCCACTTGCGGGCGGGTTAATCTTGGCATAGAGGACTTGCACCTCATGTGACCTGGTTGTCATCTGCCTAAAGTCCGCTGCCGGCACCTGCCTGGCTATACGCTCGGGGTCCTTGTTATCTATTGTTTAATGGGATTTCCTTGGTAATGCAAGGAAAAACTTGGAGGACCGTGTGGGAATCAAACCTTCCCGGCCGGATTAAGAGCCCAGCTGAGCCTCAGGCTGCAATGGTCCATCTAACTCTCGGAAGAGCCGCACGCTCTCCATTCCCGTGTCGCCCAGGGACCCTTATCGGACCCTTCTGGTGCGGTTAGGCAACGCGGGGTATTCTTGGTAGCCCCACCGGGATTTGAACCCGGATTTCCCGCTTGAGAGGCGAGTGTTCTAGACCGCTTAAACTATGGGGCCGTATGGTTGGTTCACAAACTACCGTGCTTGTGAATGTGTTTGATCTGTTTAACGAGGAGCAAACGGATCTATTATCACCGGGCAATCGCCTCGTTGCATGATGTTTTCATCATGTAGATCAAAATCAATTGCTGAATTGGTACTAACAACATTAGCCAGTAGCTCGATTGCATGTAAGAAATCCGGCCATTTTTTAATGAAATGCTCGATGTGAGATTTGAGTTTCTCGTCAGTCATGTTGCTGAGATAGTCTCGCCATTTAGGCTCGTCGATGTATCTCAAAAACCAATCAGTTGCTATATGATCAGGGTCGGTTCGAACATATTCCCAGGGTGACAGCATTTCTAATCTCAATGCACGGATACCTGGGACCAAAGTAACCGGTAATCCTCTAAACTTTGGAAAATGTGGATTATCCTGATGTTTTCGGGCTAGTTCGACAAATTTAGCGTAACCTATATCTGCCTCGTCGTACAGCTTTAGAACATAATTCAAGTTCGGATGTTGCCAAACACTGCCAAATGTGCCGTCTCCCAGCATTTCGAATCCATGCTTGAGAAGCTTTTTCTTCGCGCTGTCTGTGTTTGTGATGTCTTGTCGCAGGCTATCTGCGCCCACAAGTTCATTGAGTTTCATGATGCTATTTATTGGTCAGCGTGGGGAATTTTGCGATCCCGGCCTCCAGGCTCCCGACCTGGCACTCTTCTCCTGAGCTACACGCTGTTGTAAATGGTCAGGGAGGGGAATTTCGAAATCCCGGCTTCCAGGTTCCAGGCCTGGCACTCTGCCTCTGAGCTACTCCCTGATGTTGTTAGATGCGGAGGATGGATTCGCACCATCGACCTCTTGGTTATGAGCCAAGCGAGCTACTAGACTGCTCCACTCCGCAATAAACTTGGCGATCCTAGAGGGATTCGAACCCCCATTCTCCGGTTTCGTAGACCAGCGCTCTATCCAGTTGAGCCATAGGATCAAATAATTGGTGGACGCGTCTGGATTCGAACCAGATGGGGTAGCGAACCCCGTCGCCATAGCTTGATACCTACCAAGGAAGCCCATATTGGTGGACCCGACGGGAATCGAACCCGCCTGCATCACGCCCGTGATTGGCTTAGCGTTTTACCCCATGTCCACACCATGTTGTGCGTGGTACTCGATCTCCCAACAGCTTTGAACTGAGAGATTGGAAGCATGGGCAACGCTAACCTGGCGATCCTGGAGAGATTCGAACTCCCAACCTGCGGCTTCGAAGGCCGACACTCTGTCCAGTTGAGCTACAGGACCAATATTGGCGCACATGACGGGAATTGAACCCGCCTAAACCTGTTAGACAGACAGGTGTTCTCACCAGAGAACTACATGTGCATATCAGTGGTGCCGGCGGTTGGTTCCGCCCCAACTCCTCCTGCTCTTCAGGCAGGCGCTTCTACTAAGTTAGCTTCACCGGCAAAAATGGAAGCGGGAGAATGAGTCGAACATTCGTAGGAAAGTTTATGAGACTTTCTGGACACCGTGTCTTCCCGCTGTAAACTTGGTGTGTAAGGTGGGATTCGAACCCTTCGCCCAGCGCGCGTTTTACAGCATCAGGGTTACTGCCATCCAGCTGCTGCTGGAGCCTCACACATAAAACTAAATTGGCTCTTTGTGATGGGTGCTGCCCCCACGTTGTCTGGGCCCTTGCATGGGACCTCTCCATACCTACCGGGTCGCGAACGCCAGCGATACACACAAAGATCAAAACTGGTACCGGCTGCAGGTAACGCTCCTGCCTCGAACATCGTTATGAGCAATGTCGGGTCGCTTGACCAAACCGGCTTAGCAACAACGTGGCCCAACAGAACTACACCGTCTGGGGGTGCCTCTTGGAGGACTCTATGTCCTTGCATTTTTTGCCATGTCATGCCAGCGTTCTGCGCCTTATCGTTGCCGCTGCGTATGCATGCTCTATGGCTTATTTGGGGTGACCGACGGGTACTGCCCCCGCTTGGATGGTTTCACAGACCACCGTCCATACTTACTGACTCCGGCCACCATGTTAATGTACCCTGCCCGGGCTGTACCCAACAATAGGTGGGGCCTTGGCTTCTCGGTGCTAGGGTTATTTGTTTTCCTTGACCACGCTGGCCATTGGCCTTTCCCTACTTTTGTCATATCGGTAGTGGTTCTAAGGAACTTGGTTGGCCTGGATGGGATTGAACCATCATCGGTCGATTATCGGTCGACTGCTCTACCATTGAGCTACAAGCCAGCATTGGTTACGATTGGCGCTCACCGACCTAACCCGGGTTCACAGCCCAGCGAAGCGATGCGGCACTCTAATCGCATATTGGCAGAAGTGACAGGGTTCGAACCTGCTCAGGCGTTAGCTCACTGGTTTTGGAGACCAGCCCGTCTCTCCATCTACGGCGCACTTCCATAAAACTTGGTGGGATGCGGTGGAGTTTAACCACCCTCGACACTGCTACCAGTGCTCAGCCACCCGGCTGTTCCATCCCATAAACTGGTGGAGGGCTTTGGAGTCGAACCAAACAATGTGTTTTGCCGTAAACATTCATGGCTGGATGATGCCCGCACCACGCGAGCAAGCCCTCCGTAAATTGGTGGAGCATGTCGGTTCTGCCCCGACTACCTCCGCATTGCAAATGCGGCGCTCTCCTGATTGAGCTAATGCCCCAGTTAACCTGGCACCGGATCATGGATTCGAACCATGCAAGCGACTGTCCGTACTTCATCTGAGTCGCGCGCTTTTTGGATTGGGTTCACCAGCTCCCTCATCCGGTATGTTATTTTGGTGCATCGCCCGATGTCCGACTCGGCTCTTCCAACAACACCTTGCCTAGGCAACGTCGTTGGACGTTTTATCCGCTACTAAACTAGCCCGATGCATATACAATATATTGGTGGGAGTGGTAGGATTCGAACCTACTCACCCAAAGGAACGGATTTACAGTCCGCCGCCGCTCTCCAACTCAGCCGCACTCCCATGAAACCATCTGCGAAACAGCGCAACACGCTGCTTGGCGGATGGTTCCTAACTCGGGGGTGTTGCGCTTACATAACGCAACACCCCGTCATTTCTTCTTACATGCCGGGACCTAAGTGGATGCTTGGCCCAGTTGCGCCGTGGTTCCTGTGCCGCGATGCGGACAGTCAGCACGAAACTCCTGGAGTTCCAAACGATCCGCATGGTTTCCCAGCAACTTATCGTTTCCTGATTCGATTTTTAAACAGCACAACTTTGAAAACAATAAAAAACCCCGGTAAGCTGTTGCTTCCGGGGCCTGTCCACTTGTTTTGATCCAATGATCAATCTAGGTGGCAGACCCTCGTGTATCAGGCTTTTGGGCCCAATGGCTAAACAGTTCGACGCGATAATTCATTGTAATCATTGTTGAAGAGAAAATCCTTTTTGTCTCGTGCAGTTATTTATACACGCTTTATTTAGCGTGTCAACCACTTTCTGCCGTTGAATTGGTATTATTTCAACCTTTTCCGTGCAAAGCGTGATCAACTCCGCCGTGCCATGTGTTTACAACGGTATGGCAAAGCTGTCAACCGTGTTTTTTGGCGTTTGATCGTTAGCAACGATAGTAGCAGCGTCCACCGTAATATGGACGTGGTGCATAATAGGACCGAGGTGCGTAATAGGGCCGAGGTGCCACATAAACTGGCGGCCTATGGACGATCACCGGTGCAGGCGCCACATAGTACGGATCGGCCGGATAAACCGCACATCCGGGGAGGGCAACGATCAAGCATGCTGCTAACAGGAACTTTTTCATGCAATTATTTACCGACACACGCGATACGATACATATTGTTTCAGATAGTGGTCGTATCTGTTTTCCCAATAGCACGTTGGACGATACCGATGTGGTTCATAATGGTATCTCGGCGGGGCATAATATCGCGGAGGCTCGTGATATCTATGTTGATAGTGGTGATGATGGGGACGATCGTATCGCCGACGGTGATCATGATATTGGGCAGCGGCATCCGCCGTTCCCAATCCTAGAGTGATCACCGTTGCTGTGATCAGCAGCTTGCCCAAACGGTTCATGCCGTGCCCTTTCCGTGCGATCCTCAGACCGCAATACTTATATTATAGCATCGTCGACGGATTGGTCAAGCCGATTTCTTGCAATATTCGTGTCACGGCCCATTCACCGCCGACGACGGTCTTGAACGGTATGTCACGTGCGTCCAACAGGGCTGCGACCTTTTGATCATAGATCTCGGCTGCTTCTAGATCCTTTTGATTTCGCCCAATGGGATTGTACTCAAAATTCCGCTGCAAGAGGAAGTTATGATTTTCAAAGGAGTCAAACACCTCCATGACGAGATCACGAAAGTTGTTGCTCAGGGAGCCTTCCCTGAGATATACCAATCCAAGTGCAATTGGGCTATCGGTAATGACCCAGTCTATGCGGTGATCGCGAAGCCTGGAAATCCGGCGTTGCTGCTTGGCAAAGATATAGATCTGATCCTCGAGGATGTTGTGCCGACCTTCCCATACCATGTCCTTGGCGTATTCGGTAACCAGCTCAACTTCCAGCCGCATTTTTTTCATTTCATAGAACAAACCAGCCGCCGTGGTGCTCTTACCAGCGCCGGGACCGCCGAACAAATTGATTACCTGCATGGTATTCTCCCCTGAGAATTGTGTTTTACAAGCGGCGTTCAAGCTCTGCCGCAACACTAGCGGCTAGATCAGCGTCATACCCATCCTTGTCCTCGTTGAGGGCATCCATGTTCTCCATGGCCCACATGTAGTAATCCGTTTCAATTTCGGACAACAGCTTGCCACGATTCTTGCCAAATGGCCATGTTACCACGATCAACGGTTTCCAACACAAGGCATGTATCTGCTCACCTAGATCCGGGCCCTCGGTAACCTGGTTGGTAGCAAGGGCGTAGTCAACCAGGAACTCAAAAAGCAAGGCACATGTTATGGTATCGGCTCCCGCCCTGTGGGCACCTAGCTCGTCGGGAACCGGCAGATCAAGCTTGTAGCGAAGATAGCTGAGATTATATTGTAAATCAGGGAAATCAACGTTGAGAAGCTGCTTGCTTAGCCGGTGCGTGCAAATCCACTTGGATCTGTCAGCGGCAATCTCAGCATCCTCGATTGAACCTGCGTTGGCCCATGCATACATCAGCACGTCTTGATCGTACTTGCAGTTGTGGGCTACCAAATATGGTTGCGTCCACCCGAGGATATGCTTGGCCTGATCTGGTGCATCGAGCATGGTTGGCAAACCCTCGATCATTCGATTGCTGATGTGATTCTTGGCGGATGCTTCCGGAGGTATGCCGTTTTCGGCGCCGAACAACATGTCAGAAACCTGCCATCTCTGCCCGTCGTAGCGAGCCCCGGCGATTTCAACTATTTCTGCTTGTGCTGGGTGTAGATTTGTGGTTTCGGTATCAAGCACCGATACGGTGCTGAGAAATGTGTCTCTGTTCATTCCACATGTGTAATACCGTTACCGTGGAATGTAAATCTCAGAAAGAAAAAGGCCTGCTTGTTTTGCAGGTTTTGGACCATGAACCAGTAGGTGTCATTTTGATAGATCCATTGATAGAGATCAGCTTCTTGCAGGTTGTTTTCGTCGGCTTGATCCAACACCCAAAAGTTCCATTTGCATCCATTTGGTCCAAGATTTATGGTACCCTGGGATGACACCGGTGCGGCCGTCATGCTGATACCAACCGGTTCTCGTGACGGCCAACAGCGTATCACCGGAACGAAACAGCTTTCAAATGGTGTGGTGTCAGCCGCGTCAACAACCACCTGGTTGTAGTACCTGCGCATCTTGAACGGGAAACACAGCGTGGTTGACGGTGGAAGAACGTAATAGTGTTCTTTTTCCAGGGTAGTAACGATCTTTGACCCTTGTGGAAGGCCGCCGGAATAGTAGGTGCTCATGATATATTTATCGCTAAATAACCCAAAGCAATTGGTGGTCTTGAGAAATGAGCATTTACAACTATCCTGTCACTGGATTACCTGGTCCAACTGGTATCACGGGTGCGATCGGTCCAACCGGAAATACCGGACCAACCGGAAATACTGGACCAAGTGGCATCAGCTTCACCGGGCCTACCGGTGCAACTGGCGCCGATTCCACGATAACCGGGCCTACCGGTGCAACCGGTGATTCTTTCACCGGACCAACCGGCGCGACCGGATCTGATTCAATGGTAACCGGTCCTACCGGCGCGACGGTTACTGGTCCCACGGGAGAACGCGGTCCAACCGGTGCGACCGGCCGAGCTAGCACGGTTGCTGGTCCCAGCGGTCCGACCGGACAGCGAGGTTTCACCGGCCCGATCGGGCTGCGTGGTGCAACAGGTCCGTCGGGCGTAACGGGTTCGACCGGACCATTTGGTGAGGGCAGCACGGGTCCGCAGGGTGAGGTTGGTCCAGAAGGACCGACGGGTCCCAGCGGTGCAGGCAGCACGGGACCTTCGGGTGCCACCGGACCAGCTGGGGGTCCTACTGGATCCCCAGGATCGACCGGTACTACCGGACCGACAGGTCGAGCAGGTACCAGTTTCACCGGTCCAACAGGTTCACAGGGCACCATTGGAGCACAGGGACCAACCGGTGCGACCGGTGCCCAGGGAGTGCAGGGCCTGACCGGGTCACCATCGACCACACCAGGACCAACCGGTCCGCAAGGATCGCAGGGCAATGCCGGTGCAACAGGACCAACTGGGGCAAGTGGTGCTACTGGTCCGCAGGGATTGATCGGAAATACCGGTCCACAGGGTGTGCAAGGCCCACAGGGCAATGTTGGTGCCACGGGCGCTATCGGTACAACAGGTGCCACGGGCGCTACCGGTACAACCGGACCGCAGGGTGTGCAGGGGTCACAAGGCAATCTAGGATCAACCGGGACCACGGGTGCTACCGGTGCTACCGGTGCTACCGGCCCAACAGGGCTGCTAGGATCAACAGGTCCACGGGGGTCACAGGGTAATCTAGGTGCCACTGGATCAACCGGATCGACCGGGCCAACCGGCGTGTCAAGCTATCCAACATCTAGATCCCAGGTAACCACATCGACATGGAATGCGGTGATCACCGATCAATACCTCGGCGTGACCTACTCTGGTAACGTAACCATTAATCTTCCCACGGGAGTTGATCAAAAGGGATTGATAATCAAGGATGAAAACGGGTCTGCTAACAGCAATCCCATCACCTTGGTGCCGAACGGTTCCCAGACCATTGACGGTCAATCGTCGGTCAGCATTAACAACAGCCACGGTGCCGCAACGTTATGGTTCCACAGCGGTGTTTGGCATGTGATAAGCAAGGCATGATGCACCACATAAATATCATGAGATTGGATGACAAGAAATGACCGTAGGTAGCCGAGTAAATCCCAACTTTCCGATACCTGGCATCGACCAAAGCAGCCGCGGTTTCCGCGATAACTTTGCCACGATCAAACAGGAAATCGAAAACATACAAAGCAAGCACATACAGCTGACTGGGGCGTTCATCAGCGATCCGATTGAAATTGGCAATGGCGAGAGCGACGTAATAATACCTGTCAACGTTAGCCTTACCAACATACAAGCGGCTGGGGCTAATCTCAGCGTTCAATACAATCTAAACAACACCATCACCGGTTCAGAGATGTATTATAATTCCGGCCGTGTTGGTATCAACACCAGCCTACCAACCGAAGCGCTGGATGTGGTGGGTAACATCAAGATCGTCAACGGTGAATCCACCACCATGCAGCTTGGTAGCAATCTACGCATCAAGGCTGGTCAGGCATCAACCGTATTTTCGATCAACAATTCAAATATCATCGTCATTGACAACGCCAACAGTTATGTAGGCATTGGTACCAATCCAATGACCACCCTTGACATGGTGTCGGCCAACTCTGATGCCATGATGATACGATACACCAAAAACAACAGTGATAGCGGTGTTCGTTTGACGACAACCCAGACCAACACCACCCTGGCCACGGTATTTGAGCAGAGAAACACCAACAAGGTCGGCGGCATGCGATTGGATCAGCAAGGCAATCTAAGCCTGCATGTCAACGAAAGCATGGATGCTAATCTCAGTGATGCCAGCCGTGTCGTGGTGATATTGCCAAACAACAACGTTGGTATCGGTTCAATGGTACCAAAAAATCAGCTGGATGTGCAAGGCAATGCGCATGTCAGCGGTATGCTGTCGGTCGGATCAGTGCCAAGCATAACCGGATCAAGGGGTGGTAACGCTGCCTTGGCCAGCTTGCTGACCGCCCTGGTTGGCATGGGACTCATAGTAGACAACACAACAGCATGATCTGGAGCAGATAGATGGTCACCCAAACACCAAAAATATTCGGACAAAACAAACCCGACGCTGGTATCAACACCAATCTGTTCACGGTGTCGACCGGTAACAACGCACAGATCAGCATCTTTGTTGCCAACCAGCTGGAAGATTACGATCGGTTTAACATCGCGTTGGTCCCAGCATCGACCAGCCAACAACCGGAAAACTATCTTGCATATTCAACCCCGTTAAGCGCCAACGGAGTGCTGGCATTTAGCGGTATCTATCTAAATTCAGGGGACAAGGTATTCGTGTCGTCTGAGCTAGGCAACTGTTCGTTTACCGCAACTGGTATTGATTTTAGCGCATGATCAGCTCAGTTTGGCCTGTTGTTACGTAAATATGCCGGCAATGGGCAAACTGATAAGATTCCCTGGCAAGAAAACACCATCCAAGATCCGCTTGGAGGATTTCTTCCTCCAACGGCTTCCAGACCATCAACAATATTGCGATCTTGGTAACGTGCAGTTTACCTGTGCATCATGCGGAAACGTTTCCAAGTTCTCATTCACCGGCGTGGTGTTTAGGGAATGCCATTTTTATTGCAGCCAGTGTGGCGTCGGATATAAGCTTAACAATCCACTATTTGGTCGCAAACGCGGCTCTGGGAGCCAGTAATGTTTGGCGGAGATCATCCATTTTCAATACCACTGGGAGAGCTAACATCAGAAGAGCTCGACCAACGCTACTCCACGCTGATGAATCGCTGGCACATTGCCCGACGCATGAACATGGATCAGGGAGTCATGCATCAGCTTGATCTGCTGCTGTCATCGATCGACATGGAAAAAGAAAAGCGTGCTGCCGTTGACGATCGCATCAACGGTGTAGTATTAGATACAGACCCGATCCAAATGAACGGATCCAAAGAAAAGAGAACTTAAATTGCCTTTGATCCTGGAAACCAAGATGCATGCGGCATTTCGCATCATCAGGTTATTGGATAATCAATTGATCGCTAGCAACTGCATCATTGATTGTTCCATTGATATCTTGCCAACATCTAACCCGTCAAATGCCAAGGATCGCATAAAAGCCATGCGTTTATGGATCGAGGAATACCTCGACGGTGCGTTAGCATTTGGCATCAATACCAATGCTAATACTGAAACCTTTGAATCCATCGGAAATCAGATCATGATGTGCCCTGATGATCCGCACGATTATCTGTTGCTGTTGTTGATACACAGCAAGCTGGATGCCATCGGCGGCAGTGGGATCGTGGTATCAAAAACCAATCTAATCTCGGATACCGGAGAAGGATTTTCCAATTCCGTTGAAGGAACTGCGGAGGATTGGTTACCAGTGAATTCCCAATGGATCGGAGAGCCTGCATATCACGATCGCCCTTGGTGGCACCGAGACGACAGCAGCACGGTTGATATGAAATATGAGGAAGGTGAGGACATCACCGATGTTCCAGAGCTTGGTATCAATCTCATTGAGCTCGTTGGCCAAAAGCAGCCATCTCCCGATAATGAACAACCGTTGGCCGAAATCGTCAAGCCGGCATTTAAACCTCGAGTGCTAACACTGGATGATTGATCTAGGTAATCGCCGTATATTGGACGACGGCACCGTGATTTGTACCAGCGACGCCGTGATGGAAATGCTGTACTCCGGAAAAAGCATTGCCGGAGTTTTGTGTGAGGATTGGAGAGATGCCGACGAATGGGCCACGGCTTCCAAGGTTTGCGACAACGAATGGCCTGGACCGGTACATGCAACAGGGAAATACTACCAAGACATTGATTGGTTCCAGCACTGGTTGACCCCAGAGCCATATACCCTCATTGATCTAGGCAGCTGGTGCAGGGAAAGATGCCGCACGCCCGACGAACTCAGTCGGGTAGATTTGGAAATCCGTGAGTTTGAAACTCGCGGCATGATTCCCATAATGAAACACCTAATATATTGCGTCGATGTTTGGCGGCAACACGGCGTCGTATGGGGTGTTGGCCGCGGTAGCTCGGTGTGCTCGTTTGTTTTGCATTTAATTGGCATAAATCGCATAAATCCCATCGAACACGGTCTTGATATCGGCGAATGGTTGAAATAAATACCCACATATAACAAGGAGCCCAACATGGCAAAAAAGCACTACACGTCATTGGGAGAGCAGATCGACATGTCGGCACTCGCCATCAAGCATTCACAAACGGTTGCACTTGGTAACGCTAGGATGAACGCCAGGGGAGACATTCTCGGCAACGGCGGGGTCGTTCTTCGCACGCAGGAACAGATCGAATCAGAATGGAAGCGCACACAGACCGAGAATCGGGACCTTTCAGGTATTTCCGCAAACATCAAGGATCCGCTGCCAGCGTCGATGACCAAGGGTAAAAGGCTCACCGAAGATCGGGATTTTGATCCGGCGGTTGCTGATTCGTCGGTGCCAGCGGCAGCCACACATACCGCTGTTGAAGACCAAGCAACCAATGGTGCAATCCTCAAGGAATTGGTGGAAAAGCAAGCAACCGGCAACGTTCCCCCACGTCGTCGCAAGATAGTGGATTCAGACTAATGGGAAAAACCATCAAGGCCTTGCATGACAAGGTGCTGGTCGTCAACATCGAAAACGGCGGTAAGATCACCTCCGGAGGCATCATCATCCCCGATGACAATGGCAAGGAGCGAGGCATCCGCCCTAGATGGGCTGAGATCTATGCCGTCGGATCTGACATCACGGATCTAACCCCGGGGCAGTGGATACTGATCAGCCACGGTCGATGGAGCCGAGGAGTTGACTTTGTTACGGATGCCGGAAAGATCACCCTTCGCCAGGTCGATTATCCCGAGGCCGTGCTGCTGGTTTCCGACACTGATCCTCTAGCCTAAACAAACACCTTGACACAACCGAGAGGTTGTTACATAGTTGATGTATGATCACCTATGTTCAAGGCGACCTTCTAGGAGCCACCCAAAAGGTAATAGTCCATGGTACCAATAACCGTGGCGTAATGGGATCTGGCGTGGCCCGCCAGATCCGAGCTAGATGGCCAAACGTCTATGAGGTATATGCACTCAAGCACAAGGTCTTTGGCCTTGATCTGGGAGACGTGATACCGGTAGCAACGCTGGATGGCAAGGTCATCGTCAATGCCGTGACGCAGGACGGATTTGGTCGGGATGGTCAACGATATGTTGACTATGCTGCCATCGAGCGATGCTTTGAGATCATCAACGATAAGGTACATGCCTGGGAGGTCACCGAGGTGGCATTTCCTTTTATCGGTGCAGGCCTCGGAGGAGGAGACTGGAAGATCATAGAAGAGATTCTCACCCGAACTGCAACGTTTTATACACCGGTGGTCTATGATTTCCAGGTAGATCCGTGATATGCTTGCGTTCAAACAGGGGATTTAGATGAGCATCAAAAATAATTTATGGACTGAGCGCTATCGCCCAATCAAGCTAGACGACTATGTATGGATCGATGACGATCAGAAGCGAGAAGTTGAAGGCTGGGTTGCTGAAAAAGAAATCCCACATATCCTATTAAGTGGTGGTCCGGGCTGCGGTAAGACCAGCCTTGCTAAAATGGTCCTCAAGGAAATGGGAGTGGATGACAGCGACGTCAAGTATGTCAACGCATCGATGATGACCGGTATCGATGGCATGCGCGACCTCGTTGGATTCTGTGAAACCATGCCTAGCGGTGATTTTCGATATGTGTTGCTTGACGAAGCTGATCGTCTGAGCCCACAGGCACAGGACTCACTCAAGAACATGATAGAGGAATACAGCTCAATATGCCGCTGGATCCTTACCACCAATCGACCACACAAGATATTTGGTCCGATACATTCTCGTGTGCAGGGCTTCCATGTCGAGGCATTGGACCGGGAACAGTTCGTTACACGGGTGGGAACAATTCTTCTCACCGAGGGCGTTGATCTCAATGAACAAAATCTCGAAATACTTGATGAATATGTCACGGTCACATACCCTGATCTTCGCAAGTGTCTCAACATGCTACAGCAAAATTGCAAGGATGGCGAGCTGCGTCGACCCAAGAAATCCGGCGGCGGTGTGGCTGAATACATGATCGAGGCCGTTTCCCTGTTCAAGAACGGTAAGATCCATGAGGCTCGCAAATTGGTATGCGCTAATGCAAGCGATGCTGATTACGAGGAGATTTATCGGCTGCTGTATCGCAATCTCGAATGGTGGGGTCGTGATGACGATACACAAAATCGTGCGGTGGTGATCATTGCCAACCGGCTAAAGGATCATGCACTGGTAGCAGATCCTGAAATTGCCATGGCAGCATGCTTGATTGAATTATCGATGCTGTGATGATTTATTAAAAATCCATGTGCTGTATGTGGATATCACATACAGCACAATATGAAATGATTATTGTGGTATCTCTAGCCAAATGACTTCCCAGGGAAAACCAGATTAGGCGGTGATATCACGCAATGCTTGGCGATAAACGGTTCGAAGGCTGACCAGTTATAAACTACTGTCACTGTGGGGAGCCTCCGGCCACATAATGTTTAGGGGGAATTCGGGCTGGTCAGGAAGGTCTCTAAGGGCTTGACGATAAGCTGCCCAAGCAGCTTTGTCCACTGGTGCATCCGCTACTTGTGTCCAATCACAAGCGGTGAGCCTAGCGTTGCGTTGGTTGCGGATCAATGTTGCAATGTTTATATCTACCGTGCTTTTCTCTTGGTCAGTCATAGGCACAACTGCAAAAGTCTGCCTCCAGATTCCGTATTCATTTCGAACAGGAGCAACCTCTACCGTTTTTTCGTAGCGTCCTGTATCGGGCGTATTGGAAAAATCGTAAATGCCATAACCCAACGATTCTACTGTATCTGCTGTGAAATAGTTTGGAAACGATGTGTATGGAAAGAGTTGCCGGAAATTTTCCTCTGCAATTGGATAACCCACAGGTTGCCCGTCTAGTAACTGAATGAATAATGTCATCACACATTCCCCGTGTTGGTTGATGGAAATTGCCGTGTGGTTCCTGGCCAAATTATGCGTACTGCGCCCACACCGCCATTTCCACCTACAGATGTACCCGAACTAGCGTTTCCAGATCCGCCGCCTCCACCATATGATCCACCGTCGCCACCAAACTGACTTCCCAAGTTTACAGGTACAAATCCGTTGGTGCCGCCTGAACCTGCTTGTCCCACCATTGTGGCATCAGGAGATGCTGATGTAAGATCCGTAGTGCCTGCCGCCCCGTTTGAGCCTGATCCTAATATACCCACACCTCCTCCACCGGCGCCACCATAGTTGATGGTACCGGTTGAAGTTGCCATACCAGCACCGCCACCACCGCCACCTCCGGAGCCTGCAGTGGGTTGAACATATGTACCGTTACTTGCTAGACTTCCGGCTCCTGCACCGCCGGTGCCGCTATACCCTCCGGCACCTCCACCCCCCGATGACATATAACTTGAATCACCACCAGCATTGGCAGAATAATTACCTGCACTGATTCCACCTGTGCCACCACCATCAAAAGTCCCAGAAGCTACCCCACCTGAGGGGGCTGTGGCAGATGAGTTTCCCGAACCGTGCTGCCCACCTGTTGCGCTCACCGTGATAACACCATTAGAGAATGAACTAGTTCCACCAGTATAGGGTGTGCCCAAACTACCTGCTGCTGTAGCCTGTGATGTGCCGGCAGGCAGTCCTGTGCCGCGTGCACCTACAATTACCGTATAAGATTGGTTGGGAACCACCGCGATATTATTTTTATATGCCAGGCCTCCCCCTGCTCCACCAGAACCAAAGTAGTTTCCCCCACCCCCGCCGCCCCCAACAACCACCACAGAAACGGAAGTTACTCCTGCGGGTGCAGTCCAGCTAAATGTGCCTGCAGTTGTGTATGCCTGCTGTCCACTTACAATACTGGTGACTCCAGATGTACTAGCGCCAAACATTATAGATAATTCTGCCCTGCGTTTGATCCCCACCAATATAGACCATCAGCAGTGAACACAAACTTGTCTCCTTTGCTGGCAGTAGCAGTGATTGTGGGTGCTGAGGAACTGGGCCACTTGACTGATGCTGGCCAAGTAGCGCTGCGGCTACCAGTGGCGTCTTGTTGCAAGAACAAGGTAAACGACTTTCCCACCGTGGGTGTGGGGAAAGTGAATGTGCAGTTGCCTGTCAATGTCAAAATTTGTAGTGTGCCAGTGGTCAAATCAATGGTATAAGCAGTGCCAGTGTTGGCAGCCAAGGTTTTTTCCGTGTATCCACCGTTCACATCTAGATTACCTGATATGGTCAATCCGCCTGTGGAGGTGAAAACTGGTATCTCCTGGTATGACAGACTAGTGCCAGATGACACCAACCTTTTATACAACTTGTTGGTGGTGGTGTTAAAATATTCATCTCCCACATCGCCAGTGACTGGAGCAGAAGTGGATGGCAAATGTTTCACATAATCCTTGGATGACATCAATCGTTCCTATGGGTTAGCATTAAGCCTGTGCTTCTTTCCAGGCCAAGCGGGCTGCAACTGATGCGTTAGTCGCCAACGGAGTCACGCATACTGTGATGATATCCGGGCCGTCTGGAAAGATGTTTGCAGGAGTGGTGGGAGCAGTCAGGGTGTTTCCTCCGCCCAAAATACTGTTACCAATATCACGAATCTCACTTAAACTCGATGTAGTAACAGAATTAATTGGCACAATAGATGTGTAGATTGATTCACCACCTGAGATTGTGGCAGTATTTCCGTGTGTTGCAAATTGTGCCAGACTGGAGCCACCCACGGCAGCAAATGTGCCTGTGCTCACCCTACCATTTAAAAGCAATTCCACACGCACAGCAGCAGTGGTTGTATAAACACCAATACTGGCGGGTGCCAATTGCATGCGATTGATGATTTCTCTTGCACCCAGCAAACCGGTACTACCATTGTCCACAGTGGGTGCTAGTCGGATACTGAACACGGGATAACGGGTGCCTGCTGTGGCATAGATAGACTGTGTGTTTTGACCATAGTTGAACAAGAATGATTTATCATCGTCATAGCGTCCGTCCATGATCACCGAACTACCCCAGTGACTGATTGTGCTGGCAACCTGTGGACTGTACAATTCCACCATCACAGGTGCTGTGCCACCCGGGTTGCCCGCAGTGGCACCAGTCACAGTGAATGTGGTGGCTGTGGTACCGCCTGTTTGTGCTCTAGCCGCAATGGTCAAAGTGGTGGCAGTTTTGGCACTATATGTTATGTATTCAATTGCACCAGCTGTGGCGGCGGGTGTGTACAATACTGCTGTGCCACTGGGAGGCCAGCCTGTGGTGTCTGCCACACTGATGGTTCCACCCGTGCTGGTGGCACTGGACAAGGTGGCTGTCAGGTATGTGTAATAGGACAAGTGATTTACTTCGTATCGTGCGGGCAGGTTACCTGACCGCATGTATGCTTCTGTGTTCACGTTGTTGTTGGGAATTCTGTGGCAATATATGACCTCGCCACGATTATTTTTAAATCCAAATCGCACCGCGCCCGCACCATACCAGGTATAGTCTGCATAGAACATCTGCATCTTGGTCAGGTCCAAATTGAATTGACTTGCACCAGTTCCGTCGCATTTATCAATATTCCATGCACTTTGTGGATATCTGGTGTTAATAGTTTTGCTTAAAATACCAGCGGCTAGGGTGGTTCCGCGGTATTCGGGATAGATATACATCTGTGTGTCGCTGGTGATTCCAGTAACCAAATAACTCATTCCACGGATAACAACAAAATCTCCTTGTTTTAGCTGCTGGCTAAATTTTGTAGCAGTGCCAACCACAGATTGTACACCGTTGCTGACTGCGATTTTTCCAGCCAGCTGGGTGGTGCTGGATCGTTCAACTGCAAACAGTGTCTGCCCATCGTATTCAAAATAGAATCCATTTTGACTGTCAAACATACCCAAGCGGTTGGATGCACCATACCATGTGAAGGGGCCCACAATGATGTTGGTGCCAGTGGCAGGTGAAGCACTGGGCGTGGATCCAGCAGTGTAGGTGAATGTCAATTGAGTGGCTGCAGATACAACTGTAAAGGTTCCATTATAGGCTGTTTCGTTACAGCCAGACACTCTGACCACTGCGCCAGCGAATAAACCATGGGGGTATTTTGTGGTCACGGTGACAGTTGCGCCTGAGCTGGTTACGTTATCCAGTGCCAGTGTGGGCTTGACAATGCTGCCAGTGGAGAATTGAATGCCTTTGCCACTCTGATAACGGAATTGGCGACGGGTTTGACGCATGACCTGATAACCATGGTAGGGGATCACGTTGGTGAATTGCACACCACCATCGAACGGTCTGTGTTCCACATAACCCAGTGCTCGGGGGTACAAGCTGGCATTTGCACCTGCTGCTAGTGTTACTGTGCCTGTGGCAGTTGTGGCAAATGTGAACACGCTGTTGGACGGGGTTGTGGCCACAATCCAGCTGGAGTTGATGGTGCCTGCTGCGGTGCCTGATCCACTGGTGCCCGTGGTGCCGTTGATGTAAACTGAATCACCCACCCTCAAGCCGTGCGCATATGTGGTGGTCACAGTGCCCACTGAGCCGCTGAGTGAGATGCTGGTACAGGGAATACCTGCACCGGTGTAGAAAAATGCAGGATAAAAGTATGTTTTTGTTGCATCATATAATGCTGCGGCTGGGGCGGTGGTGCATGTAAACTGAATGTTGGTGTTGGAGTTCACCACCTCAATTATCCACCATCCATCTGCGTTGGCCACATCCAAAGTACCAAAAATGAAAAATGGAGTGCCCACTGTGAGGCCAGTGGTGTTGGGCATGGCCACGGTGACGGTTCTACCGCTTGCGGTCACGTTGGTGATGCTGTAGTTGCTGGCATTTGAGCCATTGAATACTACTGGCTGTGCTGTGCTGGTTATTGGTTGGGTGGGATCATAAAATGCACTGGGACGATTGTTTAGCAGGTTTAGGCTTTCCCATTTAGTGCTTTGTAAACCATATTCAAAGTCCGTGTCAATCAATGACTGTGGTGTGGACACACGCAATTTATCCACCGGGTCACGCAACACCTCTGAGGGCGTGATTTCCTGATAAGTTTCTTCCACCAATATAGAAATCTTGTCAGTTGAGTTCATTGAACCAGTGGCATAACTTAGAACAATTGTGGCAGTTTCCTGCCCTGTGGTTGCGTCCACAGTGTTGGTGACAGTTCCCATCAGACTGGGATCACTGAAGTTATAGATGACTGTGCCTGTGGTCACGTTGGTGATCAACAACAACTGTTCCTTGCGGATGTTTTTACCTGTGACCACCACGGTTTTTGTGCTGGGGGTAAATGTATAGCTTTCCAGTATTACGTGCTTTGCCATTTTAAATTAATCTCCTAACGCGATCGTTGTTGCTGAATATGGATAC